ACAGATGCAAACGCACGAACATTTACTATTGATTCAAATGCTAACGTAGCTTATCCATTAGGTACTGTTCTGACGTTTATCAATATGACTAGCCAAGTAGTAACGATTGCAATCACAAGTGACACAATGTATTTGGCAGGGCCGGGTACTACTGGCAGCAGATCGCTTGCACAGTACGGTATGGCATCGGCAATTAAGATGACTTCTACTACTTGGATTATTTCAGGATCGGGGTTGACCTAATGTCAGGCGTTCTTAATTTATTGTTGGCTGGTGCCGCGTCTGCAATTAAGGACGCATACTATAATCTGACTACGCTACTGCTTAACACTAGCAGCACTAACGGAGCGCAGAACAATACGTTCTTAGACTCTAGCACTAACAACTTCACTATTACTAGAAATGGTAATACTACGCAGGGCACGTTTACGCCGTTTAGTCAGACTGGGTGGAGTAACTATTTCAATGGTACTGGTTCTGGCCCTTACATTAGGTTCGGCAGTTCATCTGCACTAACATTTGGCACAGGTGATTTTACTATTGAGTTTTGGGTTTACTTTGTATCTGTAAATGATGGATCAGTTAGTTATTTGTATGATATGCGTGACGGAGGTAGTGGGTCATTCTTTGTACAAGAGCCAGCCAATACATTCACATATATCAATGGGGCAGGTAACTCAGTAACCACAGGAATGACGAGCAGCACATTTACTGCGAATCAGTGGTATCACGTTGCAATATGTAGAGCATCTGGCGTTATTAACTTCTATGTAAACGGAACAAAAGTAAGTTCTAATCCTGCTGATACATCAAATTATGCAACGACTTATTTGTCAATAATGAGCCGAAGCGCATCTGACGGAGCCAATAACAATGCAAACAGTTACACAAGCAATTTCAGAGTAGTAAAAGGAACGGCTGTATATACGTCTAACTTCACTCCAAGCACAACTCCGTTGACTGCTATTTCGGGAACGTCATTACTGACTTGCCAAGCAAACAGATTTGTAGATAACAGCGGCAATGCTTTAACTGTAGCGGTAGATTCATCGTTAACACCCTCCGTCCAAGCCTTCAGCCCATTTGCTCCTACTGCTGCATACGATACTGCTGTAGTAGGTGGTAGTGGGTATTTTGATGGTACAGGGGATTATTTAGTCACACCTAGTGATGCTGCTTTTAACTTATCTTCTGGTGATTGGACTATAGAAGGCTGGCTTTGGTTAAACACAAACACTGACGATACAAGATTTTTTTCTGTAGTTAATTCATCAACCGATATGTATGGTTGTTATGTACGTTCTAAAACTGTTTATTTCGGTAAAATTGGTGTTGGTGAGGCTTCATTTGGAACAGTAAATTTAAACGCATGGAACCACATTGCGTTTTGCAAAACATCAACTTCTACTATTACTTGTTATATAAATGGAGTATCTACTGGAACTACAACTTCATACACATTACCGAATGCAAATTGTACGGTTTATATAGCAGCAACCCCAGCTAATTACGCACTATCCACAACTAACGGTTATATATCTAACTTCCGTATTGTTAAGGGCACAGCCGTCTATACAAGTACGTTTACGCCACCTACAGCACCACTTACTGCGATAAGTAATACTCAATTATTACTATCTGCCACCAACTCCGGCATCTACGACTCTACTGCTAAGAATGTATTAGAGACTGTAGGCAATGCACAGGTAAGCACGACACAGGCGAAGTGGGGTACTACGTCGATGTACTTCGATGGGACTGGTGATTATCTTCCTATTCCAGCAGGGTACAACTTAGGATTCGGTACTGGTGACTTCACGATAGAAGGCTGGTTGTATCTAAACGCGACATCTGGTTTTAGTACAATTATTGCAAATAGACCAAATGGGAGTGATACGACAACAGGTCGATGGAGTCTTGCTGTAAGAAGTTCTGCTTTTGAGTTTTATGCAAACGGTGCTGCCGTAGTTTCCGCTGGTACGGTATCAACATCTACATGGACGCATTTCGCTGTTACTCGCGCAAGCGGTTCTATACGATTATTTTTAGGTGGTACTCAGGTAGGTTCTACAACTACATTAACAACCGATTTATCGTCATTGGCTACATGGGTTGGTGCTAATGGTGCTGGAACCGAGCCAATCAATGCTTACATAGATGATATGCGAATTACTAAAGGTTACGCTCGTTACACAGCTAACTTCACTCCACCAACCGAAGCCTTCCCCTTACAGTAGGTGACTTATGTATTCTAAAAATGGTTCTATCCCTAAAGCAGAGACAGATGGCACAGATGGATGGATTGAAGTTGATGATGCGCCTGAATGTCCTGTTGGCAAAGAGGTAGTGTGGTGGTATCCACCGGGTTGGGTTATTCGTGATCCTAAGCCAGAGGGGAATTGGTCGTGGAGTCAATCTCAAGAGCAATGGGTTGAGTACACGGTGCAAGAGATAACTCAGATTGATACGCTGGAATCAATGCAAGTAAATTCAATTACATCTGGTGACTTAACTGCTTTAACCAGTGCAGACTTAAACTCATTGTCATCTACTGACATTGGCGCTTTGTGATAGGGGATAGAGGTGGACGATTTGGAAGCTAGATTGAATACTCACGAAGAAGTATGCGCTGAAAGATACAACGGTATCTGGGCGCGTCTTAAAAAGATAGAGACTATCCTCATCGGTAGCGCTGGTGCAATCATCATGCTGCTGCTATCGCTTGTCCTAAAGGGGTAAGAGATTGATCCTCTCACCTTACTTGCGTTAGCTAATGCTGCTGTAGCTGCAGTCAAGAAAGGCTGTCAGCTTTACAAAGATATTAAAGGTGCGGCTGGTGATGTGAAGGAAGTGCTGGATGATTTAAAGGTTCAGTTTCATAAGATACCAAACCCTACACCAGCGCAGAAGATTCAGTATAACGAGGAAGTTGCTAGAGTTCAGGAGATAGCGAAGTCTGACCCTAATGATGTGTTCACTGAAATTGGTAATCAACTTGGTGCATTGCTAGACGCACAGGATCAGTTAGCTAAAGCGTTACTAGCAGAAGAACTAGCGAACACAACTGTATACAAAGGTCAGGAGTCATTAGGTCGCAGAGCATTACGTAAGATCATCATAGAGGCTAGGCTTGATTCAATGATGGCAGAGTTGCGTGAGACGATGGTCTATAGAGCACCGCCAGAGCTGGGTTCACTTTGGGGTAAGTATGAAAAGACAGTTGAGAGTATTAACAAGCAGCAAGAGATAGCAAGAATTGCTGAGTTAAAACTTATGCAGATTGCAGCAAACAAACGTCGTCAAATGATTAGAAGGTTTCGGGAAAATGTTACATGGTTTGGCGCGGTTCTGTTCGTGACGCTGTGGCTAATCAGCGTCCTGATCCTGATAAAGACGAGCAAGACAGCATACCTTGGGTACTACTAATATGCTTACTTGCAATGGTCTTAACGCTTGCTATAGCCTTGCCGCTGGTTGGGTTGGCAATCATGGACGCAAACAATGCAACCAATGCAGCCATAGTTGAAGTTGATCGTATGCGCAGGATACGCAAGTTAATGATGCGTGAGTTAGAGGAAAAAAAGAATGCTGACACTGAACCAACTGAAGCAACTGCTGCCGGGCAATAAGTATGTTGAGCATTGGCATCATGCATTAGAGCAGCTGCTACCTGAGTACGAGATCAACACCAACAAGCGCATTGCATCATTCATTGCTCAGTGTGCGCATGAGTCTGGCAACTTCACTGCATTAAAAGAAAACCTAAACTACAAGCCAGCAACCCTAAGAAAACTTTTTGCTAAGTATTTTGAAACAGATGAAATTGCTCAAGCGTATTGTGCCAAGCCTAATAAACAAGCTGCCATTGCAAATCGTATTTATAGTGGTCGTATGGGTAATGGTGATGAAGCTAGTGGCGATGCTGCTCGTTGGATTGGCCGAGGTCTTATCCAGTTAACTGGTCGTGCAAACTACCAAGAATTTGCAGACAGCATTGAAGTTGATGGCCGACCATTAAAGATTGATGAGGTGCCAGAATACCTGGAGACATTCGAGGGGGCAACTCAGAGTGCTTGCTGGTACTGGGAGAGTCGGGGCTTAAATAAATTCGCGGATACTGATGACATCCTCGGTATGACGAAGCGAATAAATGGGGGGACTATAGGCCTTAACGACCGCATTAAACATTACAAACACGCTCTGGCTGTGATGCAAGGTGGGCATTAATGAAACCATTTTTCTTTATAGCGATTGCGGTTATGACCATTGCATCCTGCGAAGATACATTTAGGTATCCATGCCAAGACAATAAGAACTGGAATAAACCTGAATGCCAGCGGCCAACTTGTGCTGTGACAGGCACCTGCCCTGATCAATTAGTGCCAGCTGCAGACTATAAGCCAGAGGAACAAAAATGAAATTGAACTCAGATTTGATTGACTCGTATATCAAGTTAATTATTGGCGTTACATTTTGCCTGGTGCTCTTAATGATGAGCACCTTGGCTATGTACTCAGTGGTGTTTGTGACCCAGCCGATGACCGGCATTGCACCAGCTGACAAACAATTCTTTATGCTCCTCAGTGATATGAGTAAGTACATCCTCGGTGCGCTGGCAACTTTGCTGGCGATCAAAGGTAAGGATGGCGTGGCCAAACTGATCGACCCACCGCCTGGTGTATCTAAAGCAAGTGACTGGACTGATCCACCACCCAAAGCACAAGCACCAGCTCAACGCACTGAGCCTACGCTTGAGCCAGTATCAACAGCTGCACCAATAGTCGCAGGCTTTAATGGTAAGCCTGCACCACCACCAGCACATCAACCGGAGATCTAACATGCGATTTAATGCCAGTATACTTGTACTATTAGCTGCGTTTAGTGCCAATAGCTATGCGGGTGGGGAACTAAAGAAGGTCTGCCATGAAGAGAAGGGCAAGCAGGTCTGCAAAACAGTAAAGGTGCATAAGAAATTAGAAGGCACTAAAGTCCCGCCAAAATGAATCCTTATTTTCTTGTTGGTGCTGTGCTTGCTGTGGCCATTGCCGGTGGTGCTGGCTACGTGAAAGGCGCGTCGCATGGTCGCGCTGAAGTGCAGTCAGCCTGGGATAAAGAAAGGATCAAGCTGGCAGAAGAACATGCCAAGGCAATCACAGCTGCGCGTGAGAAAGAGCAGCTGCTGCAATCTAATGCTGATCAATTAAGAGAGGAAGCCAATGCAAAGAATCAAGAGCTTGGTGCTCGTGTTGCCAGTATTGCTGACAGCCTGCGCAAGCGCCCCGACCGCGCCGCCCAGGCAGGTTCCGTGTCCGGTGCCGCCGGCTCTGCCTGCCCCTCCTGCATCTGTACTGCAAGAGAACTTGCTAGAGAAGATGCAGAAGCTCTTATTGCCATAGGTAAGCAGGCAGAAGAGCTCCGCATTGCACTCAACCAATGTGTCACTCAGTATCAGTCTCTGCGTCAGTAGCATCCTTTAGCTGTGCGCCTAGAGCTCGTATGCGTCTGCCATACATGCTAACGATCTCAGATTTTTTACCCAGGTCAACTTTCTGGATAATTGATTCGTTGAGATCTCTAAATTTTTTGAGCACTGACATGCGCTGGCGTGGTGGTACTTTGCCTGCCCTGGCTGTCTTATCCATGAGCTCAATAAACTGGTCAGCCCATGCATTAAGGTCTTGGTGAGTGGCATGTACTTTTGGCGGCTCATCATCCTTGCCAGGCGTAAGCAATGGGATGCCGTCGACAGGCGTTGCAGTAGGCTCTGGCGGCTCTTCTGGCGCATCATCCAGGTCAGGCACATACTCATCTACCAAGATGGGTTCAAGATCCTCTGGCACTTCTGGTGCTGGTGGTGGCGTTGTTGCTGCCGGTGGTGCGATCATGTCCAGCGGGTTTGCAGGCACCGGGGTTACATCCTTGATTGGCCGTGGTGCGGTATCGTCTGGATAATCTTGAGCCTCTTCTGCGCTGATCAAGCCTTTCAACACATCAGGAAAAGCATCACGCAAGGCAAAGCCACGCGCACGCATCTGCAACATCCGTTTAGGATAAGCCTGCCAAGGGCCTTGCTTACCCCATAACCCAGCTCGTTTGGCATCCTCTACGCTGAAGGTAGCAGTGACAGGCTTGCGGCCTTTTCGGTGCGCAATACATACAGCGACAGGGTTAACCGTCCCTTCATTGTCGATGCGCTCTTCGATCCCTTCACATACTGGACTAGCTTGTACCAGGGCAGCCATAGCATCACCGTAAACAGACGGCTTGCCATTGATTACAGCGATGTTCTGAAGCGCCTGCATGGGTGCCAAGCCCAGCTCATAACCCCATTGCACGCATACCATGATGTCCTGCGGCTTGCCCTGGTAAGCCTTGGGAACCATGCTGGACTCAGACAACATGCGTGAAAACTCGATTGCTTCGCCCATTGTGGCTGGGGCAAATCCCTTAGTTGTAGTGAGCTGCATTGTTTTTCTCCAGTTCATCTTTGATTGTTATGAGCACCAAGGTAACGATGGACTCAACTATTTCGCAGGCTTCTTCTCTGTGTAACTTCGGAATGTTGCCTAGCAAACTGTTGACTGCCCTGGCATGCGCTGTTTCAAGCTCGTTTAAATCAATCATTTTTTAAATTCCTTTATTGATAGGGTTGATTGTCTAATGCTGTAGGCATCCTTGGCCGGCACTGTCTTTGCGGCTTGTGCTGCGTAATTACGCATTGGCCAGTTGATTTCATACCGCCCGGCTATCCCTTTGGGTGCTGTCTTGAGCATTGTTTTGAGATCTTTCTCCGCGGCTGCTCTATCTTTCTCAGCTGCGGTGATCCTGTTCTTAGCATCAACAATTTTATCTGCCAGTAATTCAGCCTCGACATCTAGCACGATTGATTCACCAGCTGCGCTTGGGTACATCCTGTCTGCATCATCGGTGGTGGCCGGCGGGTAGAAGTCGACAGCTCCGGTGGTTTTGTATTTTTCAAGTTTGTCCTGGAAGTCGAGCACAGCCTGCTTGATGGTTGCTAGGGTTTGCTGATGCGGCTCAAACAAAAATATACGCAATTCAGTGCCGCGATACAGCACTGAAACGCAACCCCACTTGGCCTGCATGATGTCCATTTGCGCTTGCAGCTGGACTGGCCCACGGTATAGCGCTGGGATCTCCTCGGCCTGGACAGATGTTAGCTTTGCCTCAAGCACTCCAAAACCATCGAGCACAATTTGATCAGCGCCAATGACAAAAATGCCGGCATCATGATCATTTTTAATTACTTGGC